CAAGTACATTGCCAGTAACACCGCGTGCAACTGCATTAAGGCCACCTTGAATAGCTTGACCAATTCCAGGAGGGCCAGACACATCGAAAATATCTCTTTCATTGCGGGCCCGGAGCTGTTCCATAGGGTCCATTCCAGCGCCAAAGCCTCGTGTGACTAAGTTGCGGGCGTCAGACATATCATCTTTTCTTGAAGCTCTGTCCATAATGCTTTCAGTAGATACTGTTGGGAAAGAGCCTTCACCAAGAGCGCCCAAATCAGATGTTGATGGTGCCCCAGGAATGTTTAAACCAGCCTCATCGTAGCCATTAGGAACGCCTATATTAACTCTACCTTGTTCAGGTGTCGCGCCAACCAGTTCCTCATAACCACCCTCAACAATATCATCAGCTATGACCGGTTCTACAGAAAGCGCGCTCCTAGCATCTTGCGCGTATTTATCATCAGCCATTTGCGCTCTTCTATTGTAAGAATCCGCATAATCATCCATTATACGAGAACCCTGCGCCATATTATACTGGTCTTGGAAAGCGTCCATTACGGACTTACCCTGTGCAGAGGCCGCCATGTCACGAGCCATTACATCTACTGTAGGGAAGCCCTGGTCAGAAGTGCCAGGTACATTAAAGCTCTGAGTAAAATCAGCGGTAGTAGCGTTAGGATAATCAGTAGCAATAATCTGACCTGTCTGAGGATTGACATTTACAGTGCCGCCCTGACTAGTAATATCCTGCGCCAAGTTCTGAGCGTTAAGAAGGTCCATAATCTGACGGTCCGCGCCAGGCGTGTAAGAACCAGAAATCGCATCAATCTGTGGCTGCATAGCCGCACGGTCAGCCGCCGCTATTTGTGCAGTAGCCTGCTGACGCGCCGCATTCTGAGCAATCTGGTCAGCAAGTGCGTCCGTAATACCGCCAGCGGCAGTTGGAGCATTTCCTAAATCATCGCCGTCACGACCAGAATTAGGGCCGGCAGCAGAACCGCTGCCAAAAAGACCCGCTATATAAGCAGACGCATCATCTAGCGCAGTAGGCCGCTGTTGTGCGGCGGCATTTCGTGCCATTGCAGATACTGTGTTAAACACTCCTTCATCACTACTAGGCATGTCGTAGCCGCCAGTGTCACTGTTAAAGGTACCATAACCGGAACCTTGGTACCCAACATCATCTCCAGCACCACCGAAGGCATCTAATGCACCACCATCAGCAAAGCCAGGAACATTACCAACAGCGCCGCCAAGACTAGAAAAAGGCCTCGGAGTTGGCGTAGGCATCCCACCGCTAAACGCTGGGTGGTCAAACATACTTCCTCTGTTGAAAGGGCTAGGCATCCCAGATTCATCTGGCATCGCACCGCCAAATCCGCCACCGCGTGGATAATCAGAGGCAAAACCGCCACCACCTTGTGTAGTGATGCTTGAGGCATACAGGTCAGGGAACGCAAACTCTCCGCCTGCTGGCTGCATACTGCCAACAGCAGGTGCTGAAACAGGGGTGCCACTCATGCCAGGGAACCCTGCAGCGCGTCCGTCTGCCGGTGAAACTTGAGTTGAAGAAGACGCAACAGGGGGGCCACTCATGCCATTACCCATACCGGGGTTAAATGCCATACCGGAGCCGCCAAGTGCGCCACCCATACCGGCCATGCCACTCAAGCCGGGCCCGCCGTTCACAACGCTTTGTAACTGCTGAGACATCGACTGGCCCATTTGAGCCATGCTCTTCAATGCAGGAATAACGCCGCCTTGACGAAATCCCTGCGGGGCCGCAAAAATATCTACATTCGCCATCTGAGGCGGTATCGCAGGAGCCATAGGCTGTTGAGGAGGCATCATCTGAGCAGGCTGTTTCGCCTGTATTCCCGACATGAAGCCCTTAAACTGAGAGCGTTGCATAGGGTCGCTCTGGAAATTCATCGCTTGTGGAGAACCAGGGGCGGGCGGTGGTGTCATGCCCGCACCCATCATGTAGTTTTGTGCCATGTGAATGCCTCAATGTAAATTTACAAGGCAATCATATGCTAAATTTTCTAATCAGGCAACCGCCGCAAGGAACGAAGTCGCGTCTCGCTCAACAATTGTAACATCAAACCCGTCTATTGTTGGGTTGTCAGACAAAAAATCATCAAAGTGGTCAGCGTATTTTTGTAAATCAGAAATCTGAACCAACTTTTCAGTGCTCCCAAAAGCAACCTCCTTACTGACTTGCGTGCAAAGGTCAGAGTCAAACGCAAAAGAAGCCGAGCCGTCTATGCGCTCAATCCTGCCAAGGTAAGCTTTTTCAAAATCAGACCATTTTAACTTGTTAATCATTATTAGCTCCTAACATTTTAGTTAATACCGAAATCTCTTCAGCAGATTGTGATAAAATTTTTTGCGTCATCTCATTTAAATCATGACGGGGGTGGTTATGGATTGCGTTCAATAGACGAGATATTCGCTCTTTTTGAAAATCGGTCAGGGTACCTTGAGACTTTACATCCTCATCATCCTTGCCGCCAGCAATCCACCTGACCGCACACTGAAGCGTCTTGTCTATCTTCGTATGACCACTCTCGTAGTAAGCATACTGCCGCTCAGATACGCCAAGCTCTTCTGCTAACGCCCTCTTGGTCATCTTTATCGCAGTTCTTTGCTCACGAAGGTCACTCGCACCCCAGTCAGAATAAGACTCATCACCCCTATACGGCATCAGTTACCTCCAAAACACCATGCTTAACAGCGTCAGTAATCAAATCACTGGCACTAGAGAAGCGCATAGGCTCACCAGTCCAGTCACACCAACCAGCTGCCATAATCCTCAACATCTTAGCGTCATCATCACTCGGCGTAGTGTGGTATTTTCGTAAGCCGTCAACAAAACTCTCGTCCGTGTCAGCGTCCCAAGTGTAATCATCAATCAAAATTTTATATTTTTTCATAGAAACCTCCATATCTAGGAGGCTAATATAGGAAATGTTTTGCATGTAGTCAAGCGTTAAAATAGTGTTGATTGTTTTTGTAAAACAGGGCGCAGCCATTTTTCCCCGTCAACCCCTAAAAGGGGGGGTAAGGCTATTTAATGCTATCCCGTTGAAAAACAAGGTTTTCCTCTAGGGTACCTTGGAACGGACACAAAAAAAGAGACGCGCTAGCGTCTCTTGTCTTGGTTATTTGCGCCTATATCATAGGCGGGTTTGGGTGACTACGCCGCGCTGGAAGTAACGCGCTATAGAGTGTGAGACGCCAGCGTATATATCAGCGCTTCCTATTATATCGTTCGGCATTAAACATACACCAGATGAAGCTTGCGACGTCGTGCGCTCTACCTGTTCCAGCACTTCATATCCGCCTAGGTCATGCTGACCATTGGAAGAGCCGTAGTGATTGTTATACGATTGCTGGGTATGCATCACAATAACGTCGTCGCCATGAGCGGAGCGCATTTCAGAAAAACGCGCTCTTATGTTTTGAGGCGTCATGCCAGTGATATTTACAAGCTGACGGACAGACGCGCCACCAGAGATGCGACAAGCGGACCATAGCAGGCCAATATTGCTATTGCGTCTGTATGGCTGTACAGGTGAGGCGACGGTCTCTGTCACTTCCCTAGTCGCGCTTGGCGCGTAGTCTATGCGGTTTGCGTCGCTATCCTCAATGAGGCCTATCAGCAATGAAACCCAGTTCATCACCTTGCCAGACGATAACGTGGCTGGGTGTTGTCTGAACTCTATTGTGCCTCTGTCCCATGTCGCCACATTAACGGCGTTATACTTACCGCCAATAACTCTATCTAATTGTGAGACATTTTCTGTCTGCTCAAAGCTCGCTTCATTAACTCTTGTAAGATTAGAGATAGAACGAAGCATTCCGCGTGTTTGAGCGGCTCTAGATTGCGGCATGAATGCATCTATTACGTTTTGCTGGTCTGAATAACGTCTTACAACGTCTTTGAGTAATTCAAATTGCATAGGCTCATCACAGAAAAAGCTTGCGTCTGGCATTAAGAAATTTTGCCGTGCCCTTTCCTTCACATGCGCCATGTAAGAAGCGATAGGCGTCGCGGGCTTTAATCTCTTGATGCCTATGTGAACATGCAAGCCGCAATCGGTGCGATATTTAAGGCCAAGGTCCTTGCATATCTCCATAATGGTTGATAGGTCGCGTCTGAATTCTGGACAGTCGACCATGGGGGGAAAGACTATTTCAACGTCCACAGCCGCTGTTCCGTCTGTTTTAACGTCTAGCCAGTCAAAGCCAGCGTCATGTAAGGTACGTCTGCAATGTGCTACAGACTGGCAATTAGATGATGAAAAGTAATATTCCAGCTCAATGCCAAAAGTGGGTTTTGTATATTCAAGATTCCAAGTCATTGTTTTCTTTACCTTTTCTTGTTTCACAAGGACACGAAGCGCCCTCTGAATATAGATTAACATGAAATAGATTGCAGGAACAAGCAAAAAACGAACAATTGTGCGGGTTTATTTAATGAGCGAATAAATCGGAATAAATTGCCGGCAATTATTTTGCGTGCTGGTGCTGCGCTGCTGCTTCTCATATACCTATACCGTAACTGAGTCTGCTGCATATACAGGGCAAGGTAGCAAAAAGCCCGATTCCCCGATGCCCGAGCTGCCCGATTTCCTGGCTGCAAGCTGCCCGACGACCCGGCCTGGCTGCTGCTATTACGAACAATTGTTCGGCTGCCCTGGAAAGAAAAGGCAGCGAGCCCGCTGCCGATTCAGATTTTCAGGAGTCTATTCTACCTCCTCAATCTTTACGAGTACGTACTCTTGTTCCTCTGTGAGTGCTCTGTCCTTGGCAGACACAGGGAAGGGTGAGTGCTCCACGATGTGGTCTACCCTTCTGCGTACCTCGTCACTCACAAAGTCTTCGGCTTCTCTAAACGTGTCGAACAGGTCGATGTTTGGGTTGGTGTCCAGTGTATCAACGGCATATAAGACTTGGTAAGGCATTTGGTTTCTCCTCTGGTTATCGTTCACCTTTATATTGTACATGAAAAAGATTGCAGTAACAACAATAAAATGCAGATTCAGGAAAGTTTTTTAACCGTGCTCCCTGGGCTGTTACCTCCCAGGGGCGAACAATTGTTCTGAGTCGCAGCGCTACTTCCCAGGCAAAAAAAGGGCGACCCGAAAGCCGCCCCAGTTAGGGAGAAAACAGTTGGCTTAACGGGGCCAACACCCGAACAGTTTAGACGGCCCGAACCTCCACGCCCCAGGCTTCGTTATAATGAGGCTCGAAGTTCAGCGCTGTCAAGCGAGCGTTGTCCGGGGAGGACGCTACCACATAATAGCTTCTTCCGCCCTGGGCCAATGTAACTAGATACTCTTTGAAGCCATCAACCATCACGCGGCCTCCTGCTGTTGTACATATTCACCGGCAATCTCTTCACCAATGATGTACGCGTACATATTCACAATCTTCTCAGGACTGGTCAGGTCTGTCGTACACTCACCGAAGTTATCCTGCTCGTACTCTTTGACGAAATTGATAATGTCAAATGCGTAACTTCCCATCCAATTAATAGCGCGTTCCGTACCAATGATGTAATAGTCAGTATTAAAGCAGTGGTGGTGTAAGTCGTCCAGATTATCTTTAATCCATTCGTAGCCCTCGTGCTTCAGGGACTCTTCAAGCCACTCGTCAAAGTGCTCGGTAATCTCTTCTCTCTTGTAGTCCATCTTACTTCTCCATTTGTTTCACCTCTATACTATAGGAAATACATTTCAGGGAGTCAACAACTTTTTTTAAAAAAGATTCCCGCTGCGGTTTTTGCTGCGAGGCTTGCTGCCGGCTGCATGGGAAGAACAATTGTTCTGGTTCCGCTGCACGAGCCCAGGGAAATCTGCTGCGAGCTGCCAGGGAAAAGCTGCGTGCCTGGGAGATTCGCTGCGCTGCCCGGGTGATTCACCGAACAATTGCTCGGAGCTGCTGCCTCCTGCAGCCTGGGACAGAGCCCGATACCCCGAACAATTCATCGGGTTTCCCCTGGACGGCAGCCAGGGCAGCCCGACCCCGAACCCGAACAATTCACGCGCAGCCAGGCAAAAAAAGACCCCGAGCAGCAAAGCCCGAGGCCAATATACCCCGATAAACGGGAATCTGTGGGGATTTCCCCACCGCCTCACCGCGCACACGGTGTTATATGGGGATTATTCCGCTTCTTCGCTATCACTAGCTATTTCAACAACATCTTCGGACGCTGGCGTTACGTCCTTCATCCTACGCTCTGCCATTCTAGAAAACTCTGCAAGCTTTTCAAGGACTTCCTCACGCCCCATGATGCTAACATCCTCATGCATGACATGGCTTTTATTAACAAGTAGCCCAGTGGCCTTTAAACGCAGTTCTTCAGCCCGAATAGCTTCTCCGTATTTACCGACCTGCCACGCCTCATCCCTAATCTTTTTTAAGTCCCTCACAGATTTGTCCACAGTGACCCCGTAGCGCGTTCTAGCCTCTAAACGCATCTCCTCTAGCCGCTCCTGTACGATTGGGTTCCTGAGAAGCCTCACAGCGGCTACAGTGGCATTTTTATACCCAGCCGCCCTAGCCGCTCCTGTCTGAGTTAAATCACCATTGAAGTATCCATCCAGAAACTTCTGCTGTTGCGGCTTCAATCGCTCCATCCCAACAGACGTTTGTTCCTTCGTTAAACTCTCTCCGACTTTAGGCATTTTCATTACTCCTAATAATTAATATACGGGGGGTTGGTTAGCACCCCCGTATATATATATATATACAAACCTTGCTAACCTTGCTAACCACAGGCCTTTTCAATGACTTAGCCTAGGTTAGGTGAGATTTTACTTTAAGACCTAACCTTGCTAACCTACCATGTTAAGTAATTGTTTTACAATAATAAAAAGGTTAGCACCCGATTTGGTTAGCTTGCTAACCTCCTAACTGCTAACCAGAACAAAATAAGAACGGCCCCTAAAGGCCGCCCCCACTTCCCTCTTCTTCAATGAATAATGCACCCCCTCCGTTGCCCTCAAAATCCCGAGAAACAGTGACCCGAACAGGGTGGTCTATTGTTGGTATAAGGAGGTGAAAAACAGGAAAAGCGTCCCCGCCAAGTTCGTCCTCCTCCCACTCAAACCGAACAATTTTGCCCCCGATGAGCTGGCTATAATGTTTAGTTAAGTCCATTTTAATCACCACCTATCGCCAAGTTGGAGAAAAACAATGCAACCAGCAACGGTTGATAAAGCGCCAATCATGCCAAGCGTAAGCATTGTAATGATGGCAATTGGGTCAAATAATGATGGCAGGGTTGCCATGCTCAATAAGAACATGACAACACCACTCAAGACCATGACCAGTGATAAGGCCTTAATCATTTCAGCACCCAGTCTTTCCAATGGTTACGATGACCATCCTCGTCTTTTTGGTATGTAAATCCCAATTCATCAGACAATTTATTAAGAACGGTTTCCAATTTATCCACATCACTTAGATATAAATCGTGCATTTCATCAGCCCGTTGAGTGACTTGTCTCAAGATATTAAACTGTTCAAGGATACTTAAACGCATTTCCTTAGTCAGCTTTTGGTTTCCATGAATACTCATTACGCAATCTCCAATCCTAATTCATTATCAACCTTATTTTGCTCATATCCAGCCCATCCAGCCGCATCATATAACCAGCTAGTGTCTAGCCCGAAATCATTATAGCCCTCTAGGATGGTGTTAAAATACGGTGTAGAGGGAGCGTAAATGCCATCGCTGTTCATGGTATATGTCATGATACCAGCAATTTTCTGCTTACCATATAAGCGCGGAAAGCCCTCATAATGGTCTAGCGCAACCTCATCAGCGTCTTCGATTTCCCAGATACCAATAGGTAGCACCATATTAGCATCCTTGCTTTTCTGGATGTCAGCAACGCCGCGAAACACCAGTTCCCAGCCGTAAAGCATTGCGCTGCCGACCGCTCTTGCAGTAGGGCAACGATACTTCATTTGGCCCTTATTAAGATTCGACCCGTAGGCCATATACAATTTACTCATAGTGAAGTCCCTTTCATGTTTCATTCACACTTTATGTTGACAAGATAGTAAATGATAGTATGGTTGTCAACAAGTAATGAAAACTTTTTCAGTATGGAGGTATATGAAAGATGTTTAACAGAATTGATATTACTCATCCTTATAGGTGCGACGGAGTTTTAGAGTCAGACTTTGATGACGACAACTTCATGTTGTACTGCATTGATGTGAGTGAGCCTTATCAAGGTAATAAGTATAAGGACTTTGGTAATTACATTCCGGTTGGAAAAGATAAATATGAATATGAGGCAAAAAGATGATTGAAGCCGCATTAGTATGTCTTGCGCTTAATGGGTACCATGAAGCCCGAGACCAGCCGATTGTAGGGCAGATTGCTGTTGCTCAAGTTGTTATGAACAGGGTAGCGGACAGCAGATACCCCGATAATGCATGTGATGTTATTAAGCAGGGAGAGACTTATTCATGGACTAAGGACTTCCCTGTTCGCCATCGTTGTCAGTTTAGCTGGTACTGCGATGGTAAGTCCGACAAGCCTAAAGACCCCGATGCCTATAATAAAGCTATGATGGTAGCTCACGGCGTTTTTTACGGCAATGTTTCGGATGTGGTTGAGGGTGCCACCCACTATCACGCTCATTACGTTTTGCCCGATTGGGCAAAGACTAAAACAAGGACTGTCAGGATTGATAGTCATATTTTCTATAGATGGGAGCGTTAAGATGAATAATCTTGGATTTGAAGTATTGCAAAAACTAAAGGACAAGATGATTGACCCTATTCTAAAAAAGAGAAGGCATCTTGGTTGTGAGGAATGCGGGAAAACTTTCTATGGTCATTACCAAAATACAGGATACAACGCCGTTCCTAATGGAAAAGAATCACCGCACCCAACAAAGAAGGGGTGGGTTGAGGTGCATACATATGATGGTATTTTCTACCCTGATTGCCCCGAATGTATTGTTTCGTTTTCTGTAAGAGACGCCAAAACAGCCAAAATTATTTATGAAAAAGAAACGGAGAAAAACAGGAAAAAACAAGAACGCCGAAAAGCGCGTCAAGCCGATAAGGATGCACAACCTGTAAATATTGGCAAGAAGCTGACCTACCTTAATAAAGAAGCTTATCACGATAGGATAGGTCATTTAGCCGCCGCCCCTGATAATATGACTAAATATGAAATGATGTCCTCATATTTCTTGGATAAGGTTTTCTGGGAAAGATTTGGCAAGGGTTGCCATACGTTAGAAGTAAGAAACTTCACAATCAAAAAGCAATTACATGATGGCACATATATGAGCAATTCTGGAAAAACAAGGATGGGAAGGTTTATGCCGTATTTTGAAATCAAAAATGAATTGACGGGAAAGCAAAGGGAAGTTGGCGGGGAAGAGATAAAGCAATTTCTTGATTTAAGGGAAAGTCTAGGGACAGGGACAAACAGGCGAAACGACCCTGACAGGGCTTATGGACTTCCTAACAGTAGGGGATATAGATAAAATAAAATATTGACATTCTGTTTTTTTGTGGTAATCTAATCGTCCACGGAAAACCAGTTAGTTACTTGTACACTTTTGTGGTGTTTGTGAACTAGGCGTAAGGAAGAGGCAACGCTCACCGTCTCTAAACCTTACGCCTTTTCACTTAGTATGATTTTCCTTCGACATCTTCTCTGCCGAATAGAAATGGGTCAGTATCAATTGGCTCTGGCGGTGACATGTCACTCATCTTAGAAATCATTAAAGACCCGTTAGATACCGTCTGAACAAGAGGGTCATCTAGCCGATGGTATCCATATAGCTTTTCTTCGTCTGGTACATTGCTGTCCATCAGAGGCGATGCTGGAGATACTTGTATCCTTATGCCTCTCGACATTGCAATGGCGCACCAGAACTCTACACAGGCGCGTCCAGCTTCTGCAAAGTGCAGATTGTGTTTATAACTGAAGTCGATGCCATAGAAGTTTATCTTGCCTACCTTTTCCTTAATCGCAAAAGCCACGGCATATGCAACAGTGTTGTTGAAGTAGCTGAATGTTGTAGCAGCCACTACTTCCTCCAACGGATATTCAACAATTTCTGGGACTCTATCATCCAGGCAGCAGGAATAAATCGAACCTTTGTTCGGGGTTTCCAGCAAAAACTCCTGGGCAATACCTGTTTGATTCCCGGCCTTTACGTCATCCAAAAATCTTGCAGCCGGGTCCATCATAAATGTTCGGGTTACATGAATCACAGCGCCAACGGAATTGATGCCCCACACCTCGTCAAATTTTACGGAATTAAGGCGGGACATAAGATAGTCCGATAGCGAGCCACCTAGCCCGAGTATCGCAATTGTTTTACCTTCTAAGTTTTTCATAACTAGCCCTTCTTTCTTTTCTTTTTTCGTTTCACATCCATTATTTCTACATCCCCAAGGTTATACCCTAGCCTGTCGAGAACGCCTCCGACTCTAGACCTTGCTCTGTTTTCCGCAAGCTCGGCAGCTTCTTCTTCGTCGCTTGCCAAAATATTAACAACTCTAGAGAACTCAGTAACCAAAGTAACTTCGTAAATTTCTGCGCCCGCCCTGCGAGATGTTTGAGTCTTTAGCCCATGCTTATTATACTTCATATTATTATCCCTTTCTTCTCTTATGCTCTTCGCACTGCCACGTTTCCCCAAAATCACTGCTGTGCCATGCCGTCTTGCTGCCACAATCCGAACAAATCTTTTCTTTTGCCTGGGGTTCAGGCTGCCTGGTCCCGAACAAATCTTCGGGTTTGTAGGTGCTTTTACCCTGGCGCTTCATTGATTCACGATAAAGTTCGAGCTGACGACGCTGCTTTTGCGTTAGCATCTTAGCCATCGTTGCTTATCTCCCCGCCGAGAGCCGCATACCCGATGATGTCAGTCCATGTATCATCAGAGTTCATATGAGATGTATTAGATAGCCGAGCCAGCTTAACACCAATCATACACGCCACAACCTGTTGCGCTGTTATCTCAATCCCGAGAACCACTGACCATATATCTGCGATGCGCTGGTGGTTTAGATGTGCGCTGCCATACTCTTTAGCCCTAGGGCCATTGATAAGCTCTTCTGCTGTGTCTAGAAACCACGCCCGATTTCTGTAATCATAATCTTCATCGTTAATCGTCATTTAACTTTCCTTTTTCCTAACCACAAGGCGTGCCTTGTTTGATATGTACTTGCCCATCTACCTTTGTTGGATGGGACTACAGACAGCAACTCATCCCGCTTGACTTTAAGATACTCCTTAAATTCATTAGGGGTCATGTCTGCCGCTGTCTTAGATATTGTCTCTTGCCGTTCTTGCTTCATATTCCCCTCTACTCATTACGCCGTCTATAGTTCCGAGCCACTTACGCCCGCCAGTTGTTGAGAACGAGAACTTCTCTATGCGGCGCTCCGCGATAAGTTCCCGAACAATTTGGTCTGCTGTATATTGGCTTATTCCAGCTAAAGAAGCTGGTGCCTCACTATCTGTCAATCTTTCTAAAATACTATCTGCACCACCACGCTGGCAAAGAGCCCGACCATTACGCTCACATTCGGAAACCCAGTTTGCCATAGAATCTTTGCGTATCTGAGCCTGATTACTTTGCCCAAGGCTTAGAACTTGTTCGGTTCTGTCCTCTAGCAACCCAGTAAGCGTGTTACGAATGAAGTGCCGTATGTCACGACTAGCAGGGCCGTTAGACTTAACCACGGCGCCGTCAAAGCAACGGTTGCGCTGGTAATCAATGCCTAAGTCATTACAACGACCCTTAGATGTTTTCTCTTCGACTTGCCACACAGCAAACGCTGAACGAACCCCATCGACCAGAGCAGATGTACCCCGAATCATATTACGCGCTTCTTCAGGCTTGGTTACAACCTTGTCGTCTTTTATCTTAGTCATATGGTGACAAACAAGAACTGCTGCACCAGTCTCAGTTGCAACCCGAGCCAGAAGGCCCGTAAGAGCCGCACCAGCCGCTGGGTCAGCATTTACATCTGCGTGTACGAATGATGCTAGTGGGTCAAACACAATGAGCTTCAGGTTGTCCATCTGAATCATTTGCTCGTAGATTTTTTTGAACTCGTCCGTTTCACTATATTCGCCCATTGATTCTCTGAGAATAGGGAAGACACCTCCCACGTTTGGTAACGGAACAACATGTAATTTGTTCGGGTACGAAAACCTAAGTCCTTCCTCGTCCAGTCGTTCAATTCTTCTGTGCATTTCCGATTCATCATCTTCCGCAGTAAATAGAACAACATCACCAAACTCTCCTACAATACCACCGAATGAATTTTGCATGGGACTACCAGACGCAACCTTCATAGCCAAGTCCAATGTCATCATGCCCTTGCCTGAATCACCTGCGGCAGCAAAGATGATAGGAACCCCCAGAGGGAACGTACCATCAACCAAGAACTGCTGTTCAGGAGCAGAGCCGCTAAACCTAGATATAAGAAGGCTATCATTAAGAAGGTTAATACTACGATGCACAACACCTGCACCATCTTTAATGAATTGCTTCACATTGAAGCCTTCATCAATGGCGTCAGCCGCATCCCACTTGGACGGCTTGTCATGAGGTGGCTGTAGTATTGTTACTGAGTTCGCATCTGAGCCCATAGCAACTTCACGAACAATTTCTGCTAGGCGCTTGCCAGCATCGTCATTGTCAGGCCATACGACTAAATCTTTGCCGCGCAAGGGAGTGAAGTCAAACTTCTCAGCGTTCTTGCGTGTAAGAGAACCAGCCCCGCCAAGCGTACAAGTAGCCGCCATTCCCTTGTCAACAAGAGCTTGAGCGCACTTCTCGCCCTCTACCCATATAACCTGCTGTTCGGATAAAATGTTCGGGATATTATATAGAGGCCTGATTTCAGGCGCTTTAGGATATGGCGAGCCGGGAACCCACGGACGGAACTCTTTCTTGCCGTCAATATCGTAGCGGCGCACGGTCACAAGAACCTCGCCGTCTCTGCTGATATAATCCCATTGCCCGTTATGTGGCGTGTTCGCATCAATACGAACCCTTTCCACTGAGGGAGTAGCCTTTGGTGTACTGGTGCCCTCTTTTGGTACACCGTTGCCAGCAGGAACCTTGTTCAGGTTCATTCCGCCTTCAGTACGCCATTCAGGTGCTGGTGGACGTATCGAATTGCTTTCCGATAAATAAGACCCGAACAACTCTTTTATGTCCGGCAGCCTCATGCCCCTAGCCTCCATCAATATCTTTACGATGCCGCCGATACCAACGCCACCGTTAAAGTCTTGACCACGCATAAAGTGAGGACTGTTGTGATTGATGTCAATCTTCATGCTTTCGCCAGCTTCGCCAGCGAGTGAGCCGATAAAGAAGTCATTGCCTCTGATAACGCCATTAGGGAACGTATCCGATAGAACATTCACCTGAACGGAGCGAGGAACCTCTTTGCTTATTCTTTCTACTAAATCATGGGCATCACCAGATTTAGTGTTGTCAAATCGTATAACACTCATTATATTGTATCCTGAAGCTTGTTGTTCTTTTCCTACACGTTTCGTTTCACACTAAAGGGTCAGCTTCGGCTGGCCCTTTTTCATTTCCAACAAGTCTGGCGAAAGTCGCAAAACTTGCAGGTAAAGTAATCCGAGTTAGACGCAACCCGAGGAAGCATCTCACTTGCTTTTGTGGCTTGTAGTATCTCTACGCCTCTGTCACTTGTCCGCTGTGCAAGCCCTTTATCAAACGGAACAAGTTCGTAGTAGATTTCACTTGTATCCTTATTCATGACCGTAAACAAGGCTGGATTTTCTGTCAGGTCCATGTACGCCTGATACAAAGCTATTTGTGCGGCATATACAGGGTTAGCTTCCGCAACACCTTTCCGAACAAATTCACTAAACTTTTTGGTGTTCGCTGATTTGTTTTCCCAAAGGAATGGGTAGCCCATAGGAACTGGTCCCGAACAAATTACGCCGTCTATATGTCCCTTTATCTGCTCGTCCGCAACAGAGAAGCCAAACTGCTCACCATTCGAGTCGTGTGTCTTTAGCTCAAAGCCAGCATCAAGAAGGTACTTCGCAACCATGTCTTCAATCTGGTGCCCGAAGTCAAAGATACGCAACGTCCTAGCAGGGAACTGCTTAGATTCATCTACAGGTGTTTGCATATAACGGTACTGAACCATTCTAGCGCACGAGCTGCCGAGAGATGAGCCGCCTAGATATTTACGGCTTGGCTGTGCATCATTCTTCTCACATATGGCCTTATCAACATTAAAGCTAATTAGCTCTATTGCATCAGAATGGTATTTCGTCGTCCGGGAATTCGTCAGGACTGGAGACAACCTTTTCGAGTTCAAAAAGTCCTTGTTCTGTATAGTCATCTGATAAATCCCTCACCTTTTGTATTACTGAAACAAGGCCCAACACCTCATCCTTTGAAAGGTCAGATAACTTCTTATCCCACCCTATTACTCCGAAACATTTAGCCACTTCTTTTAGTGTACTGTCATCTCGTCTGGAAATATTATGTTGCATAATCTTTTATCATCCTCCTTCTGTGGGTTAGCAAATGAGATATGGAAAAGCTCATCGTCTCCAACGACCATGTTAGCCACCCCTGTGCTAAAGTCTTCCATGTATTCTTGCGTAATGTCTTCAACAAAATAGCCCATACTATCCATAATGTCGTCTTCATCTGCCGTTTCTGGAACGCTCAGAAATCCCTTAATCTCTTTCATTGGCTTGTCTGGAAAAAACAAGATAACATTTATTTCTATTCTCATTTATTCCTCCAAGGAACTAGCTTCACTGGACGGTAAAATCTTTTTATCTACATGCTTACCAGTTATGTTTTCAGTGACGTTAGCATCTTGAAATCCATCATCTGGAAGGGATGCGGTAAACTCCTGCATCTTCCTTATCTGTTCAATTCTTTTTCTTTCGCGTTCTCTTTGAGACATTACAAAGCAACCTGTATTAAGTCTGTTAAGTTTATCAAGAACCCTTTAGAAGAGTTATTGTCTCCGCCTTTGAATACATGGCTGTTCTCATATGCTTTATTGCAAAGGGAGGTCAGCCTGTCCTTTGATACTATCAGGATTGGGCCAGTTGTAAAAACAAAAGCCCAAAAATCTGCATTTGTTGTTGTGATGCCAGAAGGTTTGTTGCGGCACTCATACTCAATGAACACTCGTCCAGAGCGGTGCGCTATCTTATCGTGCTTTACTTCAATCTTTTTGTTCTGGAGCAAGTCGCCAAGAAATTGTTCGGCTACTTGGCCCACCAGAAGGTCATGCCCGAAGTCATTATTATAAAGCATATCTAAATCATTTCTTTTATGGTGAGGCCAATATTCATGGCAATTTGTGGAACGATTGCATTTCCTAATCCGGTGTTTCTGTCCACCCGATTGGGTATCCCATCAGCCACTCCATAAGGGCGGGATTCGATTTTCCGCCATTGCCCTGTGTCAAATTCCTGCGCTCCTCTTCGGTCAGATGGCCTAGTTCTTTTAGCTTCGCCATCTTGTTGAAGTTTCCCGTCCCCCCGCAAAGTGCAGCGCCTGTCGTTGGCGTGGGCCACGATATAAATCCTGGCTCTTTCATGAATTGCGCCGACACTGTAAGCCGGTAGTAACATTGGGATTGCGGTGTAGTTTTCGGAGTGAAGGTCATTGATGACGGCATCAAGCCCGTTTGTGATATGTCCGCGAACATTCTCAAAAACGCACCAGTCAGGTCTTTTTGCGGAGATAATTTTTTTGATGTAGGGCCAGATATGTCGCTCGTCTTCTGTGCCTTTGCGGTTCTTAGATGCAAGGCTGAATGGCTGACAAGGGTATCCTGCGGAGAGGATTTGGCAATCGGGAACATTTCTTTCTGGGTCATCAGCTAAAGCCTTTACGTCCTCTGTTATGGGTACGTCAGGCCAATGCCTGGACAGAACCTTGCGTGACCAAGGCTCAATGTCACAGAACATGACAGGCTTTGACAGCCCAATTGTTTGGAATGCTAAAGCGAAGCCGCCGACGCCACTACATAAATCAACATGTTTTAACATCTGCCCTCGCTCCTAAATAGGGTGGGTGGCTTTACGGCACTGGCGCCACCCAAACCAGCTAACGACCTTAACTCAGGTTTGCCGTTAGTTCGCCTTTATTGTTATGCCTGTGCCCAAGCCGGAGCTACACCAGATGCAGGTGCAGTAGCTGGAGCCGCAGGTGCTAGTGACGCTGGGGCCATAGCAGGAGCATTGCCAGAAACGTAGTCGCTATTATCTGGCGTTAGAACAACAGTCATTTTGTTCTTAGCTGGGTAGCCATTATTCTCTGGCTCGACACCTACCAAGAAAGAAAACTCACAACCCTGCATATCTTGAATGCCTGAGATGTTTCGCTTCTGTTGCGCCTCTGGAGACATGTCGTTTGCCTTCAGATTATGAATGCTATCAATCATGCGTCGAATTGTTTGCAAGCCGATGTTGCGAGCTACAGGTTGCCCGTTTTCATCCATCTTGTCGCCGTGAACAAAGAGCCTACTCCACACGCGGCGCTTGTCAAAAGACCCGCCGATAATGGTGAACTCCATGTCAGCCCAAATTGCGCTTGTGGTAGCTGAGTTCTTAAACAGCTTGCCATGCCCGAAGTCAGACTTCTCTGTATCACCACCCGTAAAGTTGATGATAGCACGAACAGCAGTTTTGTCTGGAATGAGTTCCATAGTCTGGTTCTCAGTTCCTGTTGATACTTCATTTAGATTAAGCATTTTCGGTATTTCCTTCCACCGCTTCACTAGGATTAACAAATTCGAGTGTACGTTCAGACTGCATCTTTCCGCCACTCATCTTCTCTAGAAGCCTACCAAGATGTGGCTCTTCTAGAGTATCAAGTCTGCCTGACCTGTCCTTGGCAGGGTATCCCCACTGGTTCAGTGTCTGACAAACAAACGCACGATATGGGTTTCCATCTTCACTTGGCATAAGCGCCATAGTGATTACTTCGTCCACAATTCCAGGAAGTTCACGACCTGTCTTTGAGCCCTCAATTTGTAACTCATAAGTCTCGCGTCCATAGTCATCAACCTTCTGGTCAAGGATGCCAACGAAGATTACGTTTTTATCCCTGATGTGCTGGAGATGGGACAACCATGCCATCATCTCCCTGCCCTGCAAACCATATGCTGAACGTGTGTCCAGCTTACCAGTCCGCTCAGATTTACATTCGGGCTGGTTTTGGCAATGCTGAAAACAGAGCCTACCAGCAACCGTGATAGAGTCAACAAAGATTGTATCGTACTTAGATAGAATAGCTGTTGGGTCTCCATAAGTCTGACACACATAATCATAGTGTGCCTGACTGTATGTAGCGTCTTCGCCCAAAGATGGGTTTGGCCCACCTAAGAATACGGCAAAATCGCGGCACTCTTGCCATGTGCGAGGACGGATAACATCAATGGCAACGCCTTCAATCGCCGCGTCACCCGCTTCCAAGTCCATGAACAAAGTCTTTGATGGGTCGAGTGTGCGAGCAAGAGATGTCTTGCCCACACCAGACTGACCACAGATAACAATCTTGTGGCCCTTCTTTTCTTGGAGCCGTTGCTCCGCTGTAATAATATTAAGCATTATCCATTCCTTCAATGTCAACACTAACGCCCTGCAAGTATACAGTACGAGCCTCACTTAAAGCCGCTTTGACTTCTGGTGGCGCGTTATTGTACTTGGCTTCTGGGATTGTGTATTTGATTTGAGCGTAATGCCGAGCGGTATCTTCATCCATACTATTAAGGACTTTAAGAAGCATACCTTCTTCCCATTCAACACGCCTACGGACATTAACCTTTAGCTTGTGCGCTCCATCCTCGATGGTGACACTACCAAAGTCTTTGCCCTGCTGCCGCAATGTATCTTGAGCCCTCTCAAGATAGCGACCCTCAAGCTCACTTTTAATGAGTTTGACCTTTTCCTGCGCCTCTACAATAATCCTGTCTAGCTCATTTTTGTAAATAGCTAGTTCAGGTAGAGAAGCAGATGATACAGAAGATGAATCTGTCATCGGATACTCCTAAGTTAAGTTGTCGTTAAACCAAACATAGGAAGTCTTTTGCATAGTGTCAACAATTATTTTTTACTTATTCTGATGTCGATGCCGTTTGCCGCTAACATAAGTTTCTTTTTTAGCTTGAACTCTGGGGTTTCTACGCCCTTGGCATCCTCAACAATATATTGCCTTTCACCGTTCTCATCTGTCTCGTAATAAGTATAGTCAGCAACATAGGCACAAATCTTTTGGTCATTAACAAGTATGTTAAATCTAATCTGCCTGTCTAATTCCTCAATCTCTCCACGCTCGAACTTTAGGTAAAGCTGACCATATCTTTCTGCTTCCCACTTGCTGTCAAACTTCATGCCCATAAACTCTGTCTTTTTAGCGCCGAACTTGTTGCGCTTCCCATAGAAACCTTTATTATATGTCATAATGTGCCCTTACTTTTGGAGGTTAAATTGACAGATACAGCTAAGTATAAATCAGTTGGTATTGATATTACTACATATAACAAGTTACGCAAGATTTGTGATGCTGAAGACCGTAATGTTAGACAGCAAATATCTCGCATGGTAAATGAGAAGTGGAAGAGCGGCGAATATAAGAGTAGCGCAACTCCTTCAGGAATTGCATCAATCAGTCAGAAAAATACTGTCTAGACAGTGTTGCCAAGAGCGCACCTCTAAGTCGTCTTTGTGAAACTTAGATGGGGTTATTCTTCTTGTTACTTGTTTTGTTAATGTGGTGACTGGTGAGAATATAACACGCTCATCATTAACAGCGACAAAGGCGATAACATCGCAATGCTCTTCTGTTAGCGGTTTTTTCTTGCCGCTATATGATGTGGCAAATTGATAGCCTGGCCTTCCTTTACCAAATCCCTTTGTCTTCAGTATGCTGGACTTAACCTGCACTCTTATTATCGACTGGTTGTAATGAACAATTATGTCAATCGTCTCTAGATTGACTATTTCGCATGCAACGCCCATTTTCATGAGCCTTGTCATGCAGATATGCTCCCCTAACTTACCGGCCTCAAAGTTGTTAGCCATTCATCCCTCAAGTATATGCAAGTAATTTCTTGACGATACATAGTCATTGTGACCATATTATTAGAACAATGCAACAGCTAGGCGGAGATTCCCGTGTATGATGAGGGTGACGGAACTTTTCAAAAACGAATAGATAGCGGGCGCTGCCCAAAGTGCAGTACAAGCATGACGTTTAAGGACAATGACACAAAGCAAGACTATATGTCTTGCAATGTATGTGGCCTTGTCATGCTAACGCCAAGGTCTGTTGAGTTAGATGTTGTTGTGGAGCTAGACTAATGTTCACTGTTGTTGTTCTAGCTTGTCACTTTCTATATGCGGATAGATGCATAGATATTATTGATACCCGCGGCCCTTATTTAAAAGAAGAGCAGTGTGACGCTAGAGCAAGAGTTATGATAAAGGATTCTAGAGATATGTTTAAAAGAAACAGAATGCCTTTTAACATTATTGGCTGGAAATGTGACAAGGAAAACACAGTTTAGGACTCTTCTGTACAAGTCTCTCCCTGGCAACAGTCGTAAATTACCTGACTACAGGTAACACACTGCTCATGACCGTGTACAAACACAGTCTTTAGCTCTTCACCACAGCGGTCGCACCGCTTGCAGTGGCGCTTTATCTCAGGCTTCTCCATCTGACAACGACCTCATCCGTGATACCAAACGTCTTGCGCGGTTCGGAACCTGAGTATACCAGCGGCTATCAACCATCTGGTCTGCCGCCTCGTTCCAATCACGAGCATCAACACCAGCCTTCATGCCCTTGAACTTGGACAGTCTAGGCCGACCCATGTTAAACATCATGTTGGCAACAATCTTCTGGCACTCGTCTGGTAGGTTAGCGAAGTCAGAGTACAGAGTCATGCAGTCGTTAATCGTGACAGCCATGTCCAGGTTAAATACCTGCTGTACCCGCTCCTGTTCGATTACTGTACCGACAGGCTTGCCATGTTCCTTGTCTTCTTTAGTCACCAAGTGACCTATGCCGAATGTAGGTAGGCCCAGATGGTCCAAATATATTTCGTACTTGCAGCCCTCGTCTTCAGCAAGCTCCTGACGAAGCTCGTTAAGCACTGTTGATTTCATCATGGTTGTAGTAATCCTGCTGTTGGTCCCCGGATACCGAGTGCCTGGGCAATGCCAGGGTTCTGCGCTGCCTGCTGACGCAAATTGTTCGGGCCAGGGGCTACTGGTGCAACTTGCTGCGGCATAGCCGGAGAATTGTTCGGGGTTGGCTGCTGAATCTGCTGACTCAAGTTAGATAGCTGCTGACTCAATCCTGAAGAGTCTGCAACTGCCCTGACTTGGTTTTCTACTTCTCTTTTACCTTCTTGTACGGACTGTCCAGTGCCTTGAGTAATAGACCTCATAGCATTAACCATAAGCTTTCCTAACATGCTTGCTCTTTGGTCTTGGTTAAGCCCAGTTTTCAACTTCTGGTAATCTTCCATTATGCTTTTGTAGTAAAATTTAGAGCTGAATATTCTTCCCATAATACTGAGGCGAACAATTTTCTCTAAATTCTGCAAAGGTCCAGCTGCTATGTTTGCTGCTATCAAGTCACCGCCTGTAGCGGTTTGAGAATTTACTTTAAGCATCTTAGCAAACTTTACTAAATCTTCTCCATCTGCGTCCCCAAAGATAGCCTTTAACTTGCCACCTTCATCAGCGTCAATAATCCTTTTAGCGAAAGCCGCTAAAGACTTACCGTCTGTTGTTACGCTGTCTCCAAAGTTAGAGATTAATCTCTCCATGTAATTACCGCGTATTTTGCTGATAGCTTCTTCATTGCCTTCAAAAACATTCATTATTTGTTTAATGTCTTTAGGCTTTGTGGCAGCATCAGCAATTACATCAGCCGCTTCTTGTGGGCGAAGGCCGCTGGCCCCGCCTCTCTGAAGTTTAAGAAGTGCCTGGCTAAGATTTTGAGTATGTATTGCTGACTGTGTTTCTGCCAAAGCTGTTAATTTATCAACTAAAGGAGCGCCCTCTCCGAGGTCTTCAGAAAGCTTCTTTATCACACTTGAATCTAAATTAGAAACCGATGTCTTTTCTATTGTGTCGGCAAGTTTTCTAATTTTGGCGGCATCAGGCCCGAACAGAACATCTGCTGTTCTTCCAAGGTCACGAACAGACTTAGCAAAAGCCGCACCCTTAAATTTAGTTGGGTCAATGTTGTCGCCTGCTTTAAGACCTGAATTGGTAAGGGCATCATTAAGCCACTCACTGGCAACTTTTTGTCTGAATGCTTCTGATGACTGTATTTTTGCATCCTTAGATGCCCCATATTCAACAGCCTTTAACATTCTTTCTAGGACTAAAGGCTTGTCGTTCTTTATTATTTTGTCCAAGCGAATATCGTCAACGCCAGGGCTTTGACCGGTTCTTGCCTTGGCTCCAATGCTTTTAATAATTCCAGAGGACTCAATATCTTCAAATATTGTAGCGCCTTCATTATAGACTTTTCTAGCATTGTCTAATGAGTCAGACGCTCTTAACAGAACTCTTTTGTCCAAGTCAGTCAATTCGTCAGACGCCTCAATCGCCTCTTTCACAAAGTTTGTGTTAAGCTTAACATCTACTTTTCTAAGCAAATCATTAATTTCTTCACGCTCTGTTCTTTCGGTTGTTTTAGCTAATTTATCATTTAAAGTTTTTCTTAATTTGTATATTTGAATGTAAGAAGTCTTGTCTCCCTTCAAGGCATTAACAGCATCAAGAGCCTCTTTTAAAATAGGCAACGCTTTACCAGCTATACCAGTAACTTCATTATCCGCTATTTCTGCAGCTCTTGCTTTTATATTGCCTATCGGGATAATATTATATCCGCCACCAGAGCTTTCTAACGCATCGTCAATAGACTTAAAAGCAATAGATACTTCACTATCAAAAGCCTTTTGAGCATTGATTAGTATCTCAAATGTTTCTGTGTCGATGTCTACGTTCTTAGATGCAGCCGCGCCAAGGTCATCTCCTAAAGCTCTTGCTGTCTGAAGAACCGATTGTTGGGCTTGTCTTTGTAACTCATCAAGTCTCTTGGCCTGCGCTCCTGTTGCCGACAGAAGCATCTGTCCGATTTCATCGTCATCGGCACCTGAGAACTTTGACCTAAAGTTAATAAGTTTTTGCTGTAAAACTTCAAAATTCTTTTTTAGACGAGGGGAAGAGCCAAAAACCTTTTCACCAATGGCCTGCTGCCTTGATATTAGCTGGTTAGCTCCGATAGCAGACAAGCTAGGAGCCATGCCAAGTTCTTTAAGCTCTCCTGTTACAGGGTCTACTTTTGCTCCACCTTCGATAAGAGCATCACCAATCTCAAGAATCTCTTCATCTGTCTTGCCTTTGCCAGGTCTTAGGTAGTTGCGACCTGCCCTAATACCGAAGCCAAACGTACCCAAGGTAACATCTGACAAAAATCCAATTGCAAACTCTTTTCCTAAGTCACCTACGACCTCTTCGGCTGTTTGGTCTTGCACGCCGCCAATTGCTTCAACACCTTCTTCGACTGCTTGTCCTACAGCCGCTCCGGTACCAGCGCCAACTGCGCTACCAAGTAGCATACCTAATGGTCCAAACGGCGCTCCAGCGGCAAAACCTTTTGCTGCGCCCGCAACACCGCCCACTACTTCAGGGACAATGCCAGCTAAGTCAGCTAAGTCATAACGACTGAACCCGCCTTCATCAATTAGTGTAGCCTTAGAAAGGTCCAGTCCAAGTTTCTTGCCACCAGACGGTGTGATAGCCAAGCGACCTCGTGAGTCACGGTCATAATCCTGTTCTGTAAGTCCGTAAAGCTCCCGAAGCTGTAGCTCTTCCTCTGCTGGTGTTTCAGCAGCGGATAGCTTTGCACGAAGCCCGGCGTCCTGAATACCAGAAGTAGTGTCGAACAGTTGTTCGTCTTCAGACTGCTTGGCCGTCTTAGATGAACTAAGGCCTCTTTGCTTTTCTCTAATAACCTTGCCAATTTCAAACTTTTCTTTGGCTGTAGGCTGGTCTCCTGCAAACTCAAATCTAACTGTTTCATTAGGAAGTTCTAATAAAATCTGACCCATTTAAAACTCCTAAGAAAGCTTGATAACTGTAATACCGTCTTTTGTTTGAGAGGTTTTCAGAGAACCTTTTCCTACCCCGATGGAACTGAGGGCGCTCGAATTAATTTCAGCCTGAACCTTATCATAAAGATTTTCGTTTAGGTACATAGAACGGTCTTCAAACCTAACAAGTTGATTTTCTAAAGATTGGTTAGCTGACTCAAATATTTTTCTTGTTTCTGCCAACTGCTTTAAAGCCTGTTCTGGGTTTGTAAAGAAATCAATATTTCCAAGTGATTCAGCCAGTCTGTTTACATCACCCTCAGAAATACCGTTACCAGTTTCCTGCGTTAAGAACCTTTTATATTGAGCTATAACACGTTTTTTAATCGCGTCAGCTTCTGTCAATGGCCCAAGCTTTTCACCAGTTTGATAATTAGTGCCCATGTTTAGTCCAAGTGCGCTAAGTTTATTATCCCAAAATTCGTATAGTTTTTGTCCTGTAATACCCCCCGCTGAAAGTTTAGCGGCCTCACCTATTAAACCGGACATTTTATCAAGAGACGCTATGCCGTCTAATGAGTCTGAATAACCTTTTGCCAACAAGCTTACATCGCTTAATGGTTTTGTAAAAACTTCTTGCCCATCACGCTTTCTATTAGCTATGTGAACTTTTATGTTTTTCATAGAAACTAAGGGCTCGTAAACCTTTTCTCCAGTGAAATCATACGCATCTTTTCCTGCTTCTATACCAGCAACCTTTAAAGCCGCGATTGCTTTCATGCGCTCTTTTTCAATATCAAGATTGTGCTTATCTTGTTGAAGAACGCGCTTGCCAACATAGTCAAGCTGCTTAACATTAAGGTCTTGTAGTCTTTTTTGTGCCGCCGCAAGGGTTGCTGCCTGCGTAGCTGCTGCTGCCTTTCTTTCTTGAAGGCCGTACTTACCAGCCGCTATGCGATTAGCACGAGCAGTCTCTTTGGCTTTCTGGAATGCTGGAGCAGCCGCTGTACCTGCTTCACCTAGAGCGGAAAGAGCTTTAGATACATCAAAGCCTTTACCAGCCTTGTTCTGCATGAGAGCTAGACCAAACGCCATAAGAGCCTGAGACTTGTCAGCCTTACCATCAATGCTAACACCAGTAGCTTCAGCAAACTCCTTCATATAATCTTCTGTCTTTTTGGCGTCAGGGTCTCCGCCTTTAAGGGACTCAACATCCCTCATAGCCTTTTCAATTTCTTCACGATACGGGTCAAACGCCTCTTCTGAGTCGCCATCAAGGTCATCATTAATAGCGCGTCCAGCACCGCCAAAAGGCTCTAATGGGTCGTCTTTTGGAGGCTTATCACCTAATTCTGACAGGTCTCCTTCAAGGTTGTTTAGCGCATTCTGTGTGGCAAACCCTAAGTCGTCATCATAATCTTCCATTGATTCGGGAGTCGGCCCCTCTATAAACTGACCACTTCCACCGAAAGGCTCAAGACCAGTAACGTCACCACCGAACCCACCGAATCTACCAAGGTCCATTTCATTTTTCAGTCTGTTTGCCTGCATCTGATTGGCTGTCTTTTGGTGTCGGTTGTATATACCACCAAAGAAATCCATTACTTCACCCACTACAGGTGGGGTTGGCGCGTTGGGATTTGTTACCCTAGCCGAACTAACAAGAGAGTCTACTGTCGGCGTCCCAATGTCACCTTGAGGAGCCAGTCCCGCTGCCGCTCTATAAGCATCAAGGGGCTGGGGAAGCCCAAGGTAATTATCCATTCTTTCTTGTGCGCTTCTTCTTGCCACCGTGTTTACACCGGAATCGAGATTAGAGCGTGATTGACCGCCTCCAGGCTGAAGGTAGCTTGTTTGAAAGCCTTTATTTATACCACTAGCCATTTATAACTCCCTATTTAGCTGTAGCGCCGCCCATGCCAGCACCCTGAAGCGCAGTGTACGCTCCAACGCCTTGCAAGAACGGGTTAGCTTCAGGCGTTGTTACGCCTTTAAAGGTGCTTGACAGGCTGCCTGATGGAGTGCCCTTCAATAGCTGGCTACCAAGCTCAAGGCGTGTGTATGGCTCTTGAATCTGTTGCATAAGGTTCTGGCGGTCAGCGTCATACTCAGCCTGAGTCTGCCCTTGCCCAAGACGACCAAGCTGTGAAAGTGATGCAATATCCGCTCTACCTAACTCTGAGCCAACTCTACCAATATCGGCAACATTAGCACCAACACCGCCAAACGCCTGGCCCAGTCCCCCGAGCAATTGTCCGGCTTGCTGCGAAGATGCGACTGCTGTATCAAATCCTTTTGACAAGAATTCTCCAACTTTACCAAGACGAGCACGTTCACCTTCTGCTGATTGAATAGCAGCACGGGAGCCTCCAAAAGCACCTTGCTGTACGGCCTGCCCTGCCAGTTTGTTTTGATTAATAGCCGACTGGCGGTTTATTTCATCAATTACTGCGCCTTGATACGGGTTCATAAACTGCTGTATACCCTGAGACGGGTCTAGCATAGCAACGCCTTGACCTAAAGCTCCAATACCGGCTTGTGCCGCCATTTGGCCTTGCTCTAGTGAGGGTTGATAAGAACCTACTTGCTCTTGCCCTAACTGCATTGCCTGCAATTGCAAAGGGTCCATGCCCGCAACCTGATACTCAGGGAGGTCAAGGGCAGTATCTAATAATCCAGGACTGGTTTGGTTAGCTCCATTAAACTCACCGAATGCTGTACCAAGAACGCGCTTTTCTAAACCTTCTACATAGGGAGAAAGGCGTTGTATCTGTTCTATTGTTTGGGTAGCCATTATGCCATCCTCTCAAATTTATTCATTATTTCGTACATGCGCTTTGCTCCTTTATCATAGTCGCCGCCACCTGCACCTTTTACCGCGTCACGGGTGAATACAAACTCTTCATTTGAAACTCTAATTTCGTCCGTGGGGGTGCCATTCTGGTAGACCATTCCTGGGATGCTATCAGATGTTCCCGTGCCTGGGCCTTCTATCAACCCACCTGCACCAGGCATTGCGCCTCCAGCACGATAGCCTGGAATCATTCCACCGTACCTGTAATTTATACCCCCTAATTTACCCCCTGGGCCACCTTCACCAAACGGACGAGAGCCTCCTGAACCTGTTGATTGCTCTTCTTCGTCAGCCAGAGCCTGTGCAATCAATCCTGCGGCTACGCCCTCTCCTAGTTGTGTGTTTAACAGCTTAAACAAAAGATTTCCATCATCCTTCCCAGCAAAACCTATACCCTTTAGAAGCTTTCCGCTCATTGTTTCAGCGTCCGCTCCAAGAGCCTTACCAGTAAAGCCTCCAAATCCTGTAGATAAAGGAGCAGTAGATTTCAGTGCATTGTTTTTCGCCAACTGCGCGGCTGTCATATTCGTGCCTCTGGCCTGATTGAGCGCACCCATTGCGCCAGAATCATAACCACTTGTCATCGCGCCTGTTCTGGGCGCAAAAGCGCTACCTGCCGCGCCGCCCATAATACCAGCTAAAATAGCGTCTTTAGGCTTGTTACCCATTACAAGAGAACCAAGGCCAGAAGCTAGTGCGCCAGAAACAAACGGGCTCATGCCAGCGGTCATTGCAAATTGAGGGGCAAATGCACCGATTGCAATTGGTGCCGCTTTTTTAATTAAACCTTTTAGATTAAATCCCATTAAGATGCTACCTTTACAGTCCCGCTATCATTATATAGTGCCCCTGCCTCAAGTCCAGTCGCAGATGTAGGCAAGTTGGTTAAAGTAATTTGCGTCCCCCTTAGTTCTCCGGGGTTACGCTCCTGGCTAATAAAAAGCTCTAATGCCCTTACTATATCAGACATATAGGCTCTTGAATACTGCTCTGGAGCTTCCGGCAGTCTTGGCGGTGGAATTTGATTATTTCCAGACATTAGCGCCTACCATCCTGCCTCAAGTCAACTCTTGGGCTTCCAAGTTTCCATTTTGAGCCCAGTGCCTCTGATTCGACACGAAGCGCGAAAGAACGTCCACGAACTCTAAGGTCAAGTTGATTGGTAAACTGCTCAACAGGGCTTACTGATGTGCGTATAGCATCCCCTGATTCTGTGCTGTTAAAGTTAGCGCCAGGGAAGTTGCGAGCTTTAAGGGTAAATGTAGCCTGCGGAGAGCTAAGAGCAGTAGAGCCAGTAAAAGTTAAGTCAGGAATTAGTCTTCTGATATAGGTGAAGTGGTCTCCGTCCCCCATGTCCATTACAGCAGATTCAATGAACGAGTTCATAGGAGCGCCATCATCATCATATCCAAGCTCATGGTTATATAAATAATTGCCACCTGTCGCAAGAGGGAAGGCACGAGTTCCACGGTCCAACCACGCAGTTCTTTCAATCGTTCCGAAGGTCCAAACTTTTTCAAGGTAGTTGTATGTAACGTATCTGTCGTTTTCTTCTGAGTCAGCAGAAGGATAAAACCATGTTACTTCGCTAAATTCAGAGTTTACACCGGACGTTACTTTTTGAATCTGAGATATATTAAAGTCAGCAAATACCTTGTCCTTTACAGTGCATGGTAGCTGTGCAGTCTGACCCGCATAGATGAAGAATGAGTCAATACCCATCCAAAACACAAAGTCCTCAGAAGCCGCCGCCGCGTTAGCGCTGGCGATAGTAATACCAGAAGCAAGCTGTTGAATACCAAAGGTAAATGGAGGGCCAATAAAGCGCATACTGTGTAACGCAGTATCTGTCCATACTAGTATCTCACGTTTTGTTTCCACAGCCTGCATAAAGGTAGACCCTGCACCGAGACGTAAATCACCCGCCGTGTTGTCCGATACAGGATACCAGTTTAGGGGGTCTTCTTGAGTAGAAAACCTAATAAGCAAAGGGTCTTGCAGCCCACTACCGTTCACATCACTGGACCCGCCTATGGCATCAGCACCAAACGCTATAACATGTCTATCTTGGTCTGACACCAAAACCTGTTTTGATATTGTAGGTATGCTTCTTTTCGTACCTGTTAAGGTATTAAGGGCCACTGCCCTTGCGCTTGTGCCGTTAGTTCTATCCCAGTAAAATAAGCCAGCGTCACGAGGATTGATAATTAAGTCTTCGCCAAAGTTATCTTGTGAGTAGGTTCTAAGTTCTACTTCTGTTGTCAGGCCGCCTGAAGCCGCTATGCCCCAACCGAAAAAGTCATTGCTTGCGTCAGCATTTCCAAGAACTAAAGTTACGATTGACCCGTTATCGTGTGCCGCAGCAGTGGTGCCCAGATGCCCTCTTGTACAGCCTGTTAAAGTATTTGTAGACACACCACCAACAAGAATAAGTTCTTCGTCAATAAGAATTACATCACTGGCAGATATACCTGTTCCGCTTGCTACATCTATTGCATCTTCTGAGTTATCTATAGCTTCGGCAGCAGTTGTACTAAGAGCATCGCTTGTTGCCCCGCCCCATAAACCTGCACCCCAGCCTGTTCCTCCAACTGTGGTGTCTAAGCCGGTGTTGATTTGGTACTTGCCAACAACACTAGAACCCCCGTTACCGCTGTCAGAGCCATTGGCTGCCGCCGCCACAGTAATCTCGTATTGATTAGAACTAATAAGTTTTTGTATTTGGTACTCTTGATTTAAGACTTCCGCTGTTACAGTGCCACCTAAACTAGCCGCTCCACTAAAGGTTACAAAATCAAACTCGTTTGCTCCGTTAGCTGGGTCAGTAACAGTTATTGTTGTTGAGCCATTAGTTGCGGCAAAGGTTACATCACCTGCGGATGTTGTGGACCGAAGGGGAGTAATGTCGTTAAAAGACTGACCCTCTTCAATATAATATTTAAAGTTGGTGCCAATACCAAGATAGTTAGAGCCATCTAGTGCCACCCAGTTATGAAGAGCACGAGCAGAGCCAAGATATGTAGAGCTAGAATATTTTTCCCAACCACCTATCTTCTCAGGATACCCAAGACGAAAGCGCACCTTGTCACAATCGCGCCACCCACCTTCATTAGTATATGAGGTTAAGTCACGATTTATGCCCGGTCTAAACTGTAACTTAGTTAGCGGCATTTTTAGTAATACTCCTCAACGATAACAATCCCGGAACCACCGGAACCACCTGTTCTAGCTGTGTCATATCCAGTGGCTACCGCTGGGCCGCCGCCAGAACCACTGTTTGCTGGCCCACTTATGCCATTGCCGTTGCCTGTTCTGGCTCCCCTGTTGCCGCCAAATAAAGAAAAACCACTGGTTCCAGGGCCACCTACAGTTCCATTTATGTTAATCGTGCCACCAGAACCAGTGCCTCCGTCAGCACTTTGTTTTATATATGTAGCACCGCCACCTCCAGTACCGGCACCTCCACTACCGCCTGACGCGCTACAGAAAGAACCAAATGATGAAGTCCCACCAGATGAGCCAGCACTACCAATAGATGCGCCATTGCTACCCGACCCGCCGCTTCCACCAGCGCCTATTGTAACAGTAACAGAAGAGTCGCTTGTCACATCAATATACTCAATCGCAGCACCACCGCCACCACCACCCTGCGTAGTGTAGTTACCACCTTGTGAATTAGCACCGCCAGCACCACCGCCACCAGCAACTACAGTTACCTTAACAGTTTTACAACCAGTCGGTCTGTTCCAAGTAGCTGTTCCAGAACTGGTAAATGTTTGTATTGTAGGAGGAGACGCTATTGAACTGGTATTTGTATAACTAAAACTTCCGTCTCCATCGCTGGTAACTATCTGACCAGCGGTGCCATTACCAGAAATGTTTATAGCGGCAGCGCCAACTGCATTATCAGCAATCGCCGCCGCGCCAACTGCATCGTCAGCAATTAAAGCCGCAGTGATAGCGTCGTCTGCTATAGAAGCAGTTACAACAGCATCATCAGCTATAGCGGCGGTTACAACTGCGTCATCAGCAATCGCCGCTGTAACCACTGCGTCATCTGCTATCTTGGCAGCAGTAATGGCATCATCTGCAATGGATGCTGTACCAATGCTACCAGCAGAAGCCACTGGCTTAATCTCGGCAACCGCCGCACCAGAACCTGCGCCATCTGCATAAATAATTGCCTGTGCGCCATTAGCAATAGTTACGTTAGCGCCGGAGCCTTGACTAAAAATAGCAGACTGACCAGAGCCATTAGAAACAAAGTAAAGCTTCTCTTGGTCATTCGGAGAAATAGTGATTGTGTTTGTGTCAGATGGAGAGCCTGCCAGTATAAGAACCTTGTTCATGCCGTCAGTTACTGTGCCATCGGTTGTAGTCAGAGTATGTGTTGTCCCTGACAACGTGATACTTACTACTCCGTTTAAAGCTGTGTCAATAATATCAAAGTTACGATTGGAGGTCGTGCCCCAGGTGCCAGCCTGCTCGCCGGTTCCAATCTTCTCAATGCCCGTGTTGCCTGTATATGTACTAGCCATTTAAACTACCTTCTCTGTCCACTGCTCTATTGTACCACCAGCATCTATTTGTGTCCATGTATCACCAGTATGAACTATCTGTGTCCAAGACTCTGGGTCGGCTCCTGCGTTTATAGGCTCCCACAACAATCCGCCAGCGGATGTTTGTGTAAAGCTAAAGGACATACTGGAGGCTCCTAAGAAACGAAGCCCACCAAGCGCCGACAATGTGAAGTCAGACAGCATATCAGATACACCGGATATAAGCAGGCCGCCGTTAGATGTTTGCGTGAAGCTAAAGTCCATTGTAACAGCTTCAGTTCGCACTCTTGTCTGAGCCGTTGTCTGCGTGAAACTAAAATCTTGAGTGGAGCCTGTTATCTGAACTCTTGTTCCTACGGAGTCTTGCGTAAAGTTGGCATCCTGAGTAGAGGTGCCAACAAAAATACCATTAGCCGCCGCTGTCTTAGTGAAGCTGAATACTTGAGTAGAGACCCCCTCAAAAATCTCAGTGCCCACAGTTGTCTGCGTGAAGTTCGCATCCATAGTTTGTGAGGCGGATAGAACTAGACTTGGCGTGGCTGTTTCAGTAAAGCTGGATATAATATCTGTAGCGCCTACAAGAACGCCTACACCGATAGAAGCTTTACTTGATGTTCCTATCATCTCGGCTTCACCAGAAGCTATGTAGATAGCAGGAGCTGTCTGCGTAAAGCTTGCGTCCATAGTCTGCGCGGCAGGAAGAACAATCCCTTGCGTAGCTATTGGCTGTTCAGATATGGACGAGACAGCAAACATTAGTCAGCATCCGCAATCGTCAACGTGCCATCGTTTACTTGACGCATGATTTCTGCGTAATGTATGTTGGCTGGGTCCTTTGGCACGTTCATCATAATACCGTTAATCGTAGCATTAATGTTGTGCCTAGCGTCATCTATTGTTCCATCTGTGTTTTGTGATGCGTTATATTGCGCTGATGTAATTGTCATTTCGTTCATACTTATAACTCCGCGCTTAAAGTCATTGTTAATAACCAAGAATAGTTGCTGTCACTACTACCACCTAAATTCATGTCTATTGAACTTTGTTCAGATGAAGGGTTTTCAAGGGCGGGCTTCCCACTCGCATAGCCACCGTGTGCGCCACCTGTAAATACTGCTGTAGGAGTTGCCCTCATAGGGACAGAATAAATAATATGCTGTCGTCTGTTAGCTGTTGCGTTCCCAGCAAAATGATAGCAATACATAATGCCTCCACTCGGTATTACGTCATTGAAATAACGCTTGCACTTCTGCAAAGTAGCCGCATAGCTTTCGTGTTCAAACGGCGTGGCTACATCGCCTATTTCTAAGGAAACTCCTGTGACTTGCCACGTTGCATTTACCGTACCTGCAACATTGGTTGCGCCTGTGGTAAATGTTTTGGTGTTCCCACTTTGTGTACCCCAAGCATTAGCCGATACAACTCTATCTGACCCACCGCCTAAACC